CCCCCAAATCCGCTAAATGCAGGTTGCTGATTTACAATTGCAGGAATATCCGAAGGTTCTTCAAAAAAGTTGTTCGGAGTTAATGCATTTAACCTTGCTAACCCAGAAGGATCAGATAACCAAAGAAGAGGATTATTATTTTGTTCAGAGAACCTTTTAAAAAATTCCTCAGTTTTTGGGCTTACATTGATTTTTGAACCAGCAACAGCATTATTTTGCTGCTTCATTGGAAGCTTGATTTGCTTATTTAACCCAGCAGCAATTCCTGCATCAAACACAGAATCTTTATAAGGGTTTCCTGACAACTCCACCATGGTCATTGCTTTTAACAATGATTTTAGCTGAGCAGGGTCTCGAACATTTATTATCTGGTTTGGCTGGAATCCAGTCTCTTGTGAAACTCTTTTAATATAAGCAGGAACATTATTCTGGTCTTTTGGCGGTGCCCAATGCGCTATATGTTGAGCCAAGGTTCTGTATCCTTGGGCATCATGAGAATTCAGTGTAATGACTGCTGCACGGATTCCATGTTCAGGAGTCGCAAAAGTTTCAAAACCAGGTCTTTTAGGAGTAAGTTTTCCTTCCCAAGGATTGTCCTTGCTGAACCGCAGATTTGTAGGATTATTGTTTAAATATCCTAATGTTTGAGTGGGTTCCAATGGACCATTTTGCTGTCTTTGCTTGGAATTTGCCATATAAAAATAAAACCCTTACTAGTAATTAGTAAGGGTATTTTAATTAATTAAAAATAATCAATCAATTCTATTGCCTGCCTGCTGTTCCTTGGCTAACTGCTTCAGTTCAGCAGGAGTCAGCTGGGGGAGGACTTCAATGGAGAATTCAGGAACCAGATCTTTCTGGGGAACTTCCCTTCCCTTTTCATCCTTGTAGGTGCTGAGAGACTGATACTTCCGCTCTTTCAGAACCTTGTAGATGCAATTGGGAACATGGTATCCGTGCTGGTAGAACCTGGAATCAAACGGAACAAACTTCTTTACAGTGCCAATAAAGTTATTGACTACAGTGATAACTTCTCCTCGCCATCCACGCTTTGCAGGATTCATCACCTGAAGACGGATACGGATCAGTTTGGTTTCTTCGGCAATCATCTTCTTTCGAAGATCATTGAGGGACTGCTGGCTTTCCTTGACCACAGCAGCATCTTCAAGCTTTGCATTGATCTTCTCCCTCAAGGTTTCAACTTTGATGTTGTTGGAGAATTTAATGCCCAATGCAGTAGCCCTTTCCTTGAGAACATCAAGTTCGCTCTCAGGTTCAAGATCATTCAGTTCTTCACTCATTATTATCTTTCCTCATATTCTTTGAAGGGAATAAAAATAAAGACCGACTTGAATCAGTCGGTCTTTATTCTAACAGATTAAATCTTAAAGATTAAATCTATCAGAGCGGAGCAACGGTACGGATCACCGCAATACGCTCAGGACGCTTGCAGAGGAAGCCATAGTAGAACTTCAGGCTGGAGAAGCCAGTCTCGCCGTACGGATCCCTGTAGTTGGCAGTCTCACGACCAGGCATCTTGGTGATAATCTGGAACTTGCCCGAACGAGCGGAATCGAACTGGAAGCCAATCGTATTGAAGGATTCCGAACCAACAATCAGGATCGGGAACACATCATACTTGTCAACCTGCTGGCCATTCTCGGTCACCTGAGTGGTGCGGTAGCCAGGATTGGCGTTGGTAGCAGTACCGCCAGCACCACCCCAGTGGAGCATTTCCGGAACCTCGATGAAGCGGAAATGACCAATCGAACCAATCTCGCCACGGAGAATGTTCGCAGCATCAGCATACTGCTGGACCGGGATGAAAGCACGGTTGCCAAAGCTATCACGCATATCCTCAAGCAGCGGAACTACTTCAGAACCAACGTAAGCGATGCGAGCAGCAGCAAGAGTGCGGGTGTCATGCAGCCGGGAACCAGCGATGATCTTGGTGTTCCTCGGGCAACGGTTGTCATCCAGAGCCTGGTCAACACGGCGGAGAACAGCATAGTTGATCACGTCAGCCGTAGCACCTTCACCCGTAACCTGGTTAAGCTGGGTAGCAGCACCAGCGGAAGCAACAACACCGGCAGACTCCAGCAGGTCGATCTGAAGCATGGCTTCCTGCATCTGAACCATGCCGTTCATCAGCTCACGGCTCAGGTGACCGCGAAGCTCGGAATCAGAATCGAAGTCCATCGATTCACGGCTCCACTCATAGAACACACCGAACTTGCAGAACGTGCCTTCGATCTCATAGCGGGAGAAACCAACACGGTTCACTCGACCGCCATTCTCACCGAGGACCGGGAGCTTGCTCTTGATGTAGCCGATGTCCTTGGAAGAACCATAGAGATTGCCATTGGCAATCACAGCACCAGAAGCATCAATGCCCTGATCGTTGATGTTTCGGTCATCCAGCAGGGGCATGTAATGATACAGCTTGATCTTCTTGCCGTAGTGCTTCGGCATGCCGATGGTATCGGCAAGCGGAGTGAAATAACTTTCCTTGCGGGCTTCCGTCAGGGAACGACGGAGCCAGTAGAAAGTATTCATCTGATCAGAATTGGAAGCATAGTCGATACTGGACTTGCCGTCATTGACCCCGTCATTATATCCGGGATCGTAATTTAAACCGGTAAAAGGCATCTAATATATTCCTTTAAACTGAGTAATTCTTAAAAGTAGCTTCGAACTCTTCATCACTTAAGGAGAAGGGATCGACAAACGTAGTTGTAGATTTCTTGGATCTACCCGAAGGTCCAGCAGCTCGAACACGGGCATTTGAATTTCCCTGGCTCTTCTTGAGAGTTCCCCTCGGGAGACTCTGGAGAACCTGCTGTTCATGCTGAACCTGCATTTTTTGCTGGAGAAGCATGTTTCCCACAGCCTGATAAGCATCCAAAAACGGTGCATTCGGCGGAATGGCTCCAACTGCCTTCTGGTGTTCAATCTCATCAGTAATCAGCTTGAACACACCGTTCTGCCTCTGTTCGTTGATGACAGAGAGAACATCAGGAGACTTCCATGCCGCATCTAAACTAGCTTGATCCCACGTTTGAGCCAGCTTCAATGTTTCCAAGCCTTCAGGAGTAGACTTCAAGTCATCCACGACAGACTGGAAATTCATCTCGGCATCGCTCACAGAGTGATTGCCAGGAACATACTTTGGTGCTTCTTCGCTCATGTCCAGATCCAGAGGATCAATCTTCTTATCCTTCAGGAACTGGCTTACTGCCTCAGGTTTGCCCTGAGCAAGATCAATGAGGAAGTTGATCTTGTCTTCTTCGAAGAGTCCTGCATTGTTCAGCATCTGCATCTTCTTGCGGTAAGGCGCAAGAGCCTGCATCTTCTGGGTGTAATTGGCACCCATCTGCATCAGGCGAACCGCTTCATCAGGAGTCCTCACCTGAAGAGTTTTCCCATTTGCTTTAATGGGACTCATCATTGCGGTGTAGAACTTCTTGTAGTCTACGGGTTCCTGTGCAGGCTGGCTTTCAGGCTGCTCTTCTTCATTAGAGCCAGAAGAATCTTCTTCAGCTGGCTCAGACTCCTGAACTTCACCGGAATCCTGCTCTTGGGGAGCAGGTTCCGTTTCTGGTTCAGGGTTATTCTGTTCGCTCTGCCCATCCTCTTCAATTTCAGGAGGAGCAGAGTTCATAATCTCTTCATCGGACATTGCCATAACATCTTTTTCTTCAGCCATTTTTATTCTCCCTTAGCCCTGAGTTCCTCAAGATGCTGCTCAACAAGAGCCAGATCTTCTTCTGCTGCTTCTCCCCTCTGCATCTGATAAACCAGATAATTCTTGAGAGCGGCAGGAGACTTGGCTAACTGGTTGCAAAGTTCCCTGGTTTCAGGATTCAGCTTGTCGCTGACAGCCAAACCAAGGTTCCTGGCCATTTCTTTCTGACAATACCCTTCAATAATCACTTTGTTAAAGTCCGGGTTTGATTCAAGGTTCCTGATGCTCTTGGAGAATTCAATCATTTCCTTGAGTTCAGTCGCTTGTTCTTCAAGCTCTTCGACTTCAGTCATAAACATTTGTTCCTTAAAGTATAAATAAATGTTTTAATTATAATCAAATTTATTTATCCGTTAAGTCCAACTTGCTTTAATCTGTCGGTCATGACGTTGTAACCGACCATTGCATCAATATTCGGTCTTTCTTCATCAGGCTTCTTCGGCTTGCCAAGAGCCTTCATGATCTCAAGATCCTGGTTTCCTCGTGCCTGGGCTTCCATCTTCTCAAGATCTCTCAGATGCTTGGTTCCATCCACTTCCATCTGAGTGTCAATGCCCAAAGCTTCAGCTTCCATCATCTCTCTCTGAGCTTTGGCATTGGTCAACTGGGCTTCGCTCTGGGTCTTGAGGATTTCATACGGCAGAGTGCTTTGAGCAGTCACTCGCTTGGTTTCCGCATCAACAGCCTTGACCTGAGCTTCCATAGCCTTGACCTGGGAATCAGCACCAAGCTTCTGAGCATTAGCCTGGTTCTCCTGGATCTCACTCTTGAGCTTCTCATTCTGAAGCTGGAGATTCTCAATTTGCATCTGCTGCATCATCTGTTGCATCTGCACCTGCTGAGGATCAGGCTGCCAAGTCCTCAATTTCTCAGCCAGAGCAGGCATTCTCTTGAGATCTGCAATCTCAGCAAGGATCATCATTGAGATGGACTGATCCATGTTGTTTCCGATTGTCTGCAACAGGAAAGCCAGATTCTCGGATTTGGCATTGTCTTCTTCGGCAGTGGCGATATCCACTTCAAGATCAAAATTGCCCTGGATATCTTCTTTCTTGATTTCAACATACTGCCTGTTCGTCACACGGATCACTTCCTTGTCCGTGAGGAACACAGCATTCATTGCAATGATCTTGTATCCGATCTCTTGCATTCCTTTTGCAAGCCGACGAAGTATAGCCATTTCGCGCTTAGAAGCAGCATCAAGCACTCCGCGGATAGCTGTAGCGACTTTCGTATTGTAAGCATCACCTGCCAAACCTCCTGAGAATGCTTTCACACCTGTAAGAGCTTCCGCTTCCTGGTTCTGCATCTGAACCATTGCAATAGCACTCTGTGGAAGCTCAGGATACTTGTGTTCAATCAATCCACCATTGGGAGTGAGAGCGGGATTGTATTCATAATCTTCCCCATTCTCGAACCTCTTCCGGTTGATCGGATCCAGCATTCCCTTTGCAAATCCCTGCTGTGCATTCGCACTCCGACCCAAGGAATCAATCATT